GCCGGGGCACCGCGTAACCTCACCCCATGAAGATCACCATGGCTGTCGGGTACGAGGACGGAACCCGGCAGGTTGTCAGCTGCACCGCGGTCGACCTGGTCAGGTTCGAGGAGAAGTTCCAGAAGAGCCTGTCCAGCATCGGGTCGGACCCGTACTTCGGGCAGCTCGCCTGGTTGGCGTGGCACGCCTGCCACCGGCAGCGGCTCACCACCCTCGGCTTCGACGAGTGGCTGGGCACCGTCGTCGAGGTCGACCATGAGAACCCGGCCGGTGACCCGATCGTCCCTTTGGACCCGAGTCCGTCCACTGGGTGATCTCCGCGCTCGCCGTGGAAACTGGGATCCCCCCGTCGGTGCTGCTCGAGCAGTCGCCCAGGTTCATCGTGACGATGCTGCGGTACATGCGGCACCGTGCGCAGGTGCAGCAGAAAGCGAACCGCGGGAAGGGGGGCCTGAAGTGAGCACGGAGGCCACCCTGCAAGTTCAAGGGCTGAACGAGTCCATGCGGGTGCTGAAGGAGTTCGACGAGGAGTACTACAACCAGGTCCGGGGTGACCTCGTTGAAGCGTTACAGCCGGTCGTCACTGACGCCCGCAGCTCCTACCCGGATCTGCCGCTGAGCAACTGGGGGCCGTGGCGTGCGAGCGGCCTGAACCCGACGAGAACGGGCGCTAGGGGCACCCAATCGGGCCGGAACTTGTCCTACACGGGGTCGAGTGTACGGAGCCGCCTGAGGGCCGATGTGAGCCGCCGTTCCCGCCGCTTCGAGGGCGGGGGGAAGGTGACCAACATTGCCGGGGTCACCCAGTGGTCACCGGCGGGTGTGATCATGGAAACCGCGGGCATGGAAACGGACAGCGTGTTCGCTCGTAACCTGTCCAACGCGTTGGGTTCCCTCGGCACCCCGGACCCGATGGGTGGGCGGATCCTGCCCCGGGCTGCCAGGCGTAACCTGCGCGCCGTGCAAGCCGAGATCGGGAACATCATCGACGAGGTCATCAAAAGGGCGCAGGAGAAACTCGACGCCGCCGGTGGCGTCCTCATCAAGTAAGGGGGTGCCGCGGTGGCGTTGACGATCAGCATCGCCAGTGAAGCGGACCTCCGCGCCCTGGAGCGTGCCCGCCGCCAGTTGGACCAGTTCGGTGCCCAATCGCAGACCACCGCGCAACGGTTGAACCAGTTCGGTTCCCGCATGGCGGGCGCTGGGAAGAAGATGTCCATGTTCAGCGCGGGTGCCGCGGCCGGGCTGGCAGTGTTCGCGAAGTCCGCCCTCGACGCGGCCGTCGAGTCCGAGGTCGCGGTGGCCCGGTTGGACCAGATCGCGGAAAGCATGGGTGTCCTCGGCCCCGTCCTCGGTGGGAGCACGGAACGCCTGACCGGGTTCGCTGACACGTTGCAGCACACCATCGGGGTGGAGGATGAGGCCATCATCCAGACCCAGTCCCTGCTGCTCACCTTCGGGGAGGTCGCGAAGTCCGCGGGTGAGGTTGGGGGCGCGTTCGACCGGGCCACGGTGCTCGCGTTCGACCTCGCGAAGGCCGGGTTCGGCAGCGCTGAGGGTAACGCGAAGATGCTGGGCAAGGCGTTGAATGACCCTGTCAAGGGGTTGACCGCTCTGGGCCGGGCGGGTGTCACGTTCACCGAGGCGCAAAAGGAGCAGATCAAAGCCCTCGTCGAGTCCGGTGACACGCTGAAGGCGCAGCAGATCATCCTCGCCGAGGTTGAGAAGCAGGTCGGGGGGACCGCGGCTGCCACCGCCACGGGTGCGGAGAAGATGCGGGTCGCGTTCGCCGCGTTCACCGAGCAGCTGGGGGTGGCGCTGCTGCCGATCATGCAGCAGGTGCAGGCGTTCCTGTTGGAGAACGTGCTACCCGTGCTGCAGGGCCTGTTCGAGCGTTTCCAGAACTTGGACCCGACCATTCAGAAAGTCATCATCGGGGTTGGGCTGCTCGCGTTGGCGATCGGGCCGCTGCTCGTGGTCGTCGGCACCATGATCCCAGCGTTCACCGCGGTCGCCGGGGTCCTCGGGGCGGCTGCCGCCCCGATCCTCGGCATTGTGGCGGCGGTTGCCCTGCTGGTGGCCGGGTTCGTGCTGCTGTACCAGCGGAGCGAAACGTTCCGCACCGCGGTGCAGGAAGCGTTCCACCAGATCCGGGCTGTGATCAGCATGGTCATCGACCAGATCCGTGGGAAACTTCAGGAGCACCAGGCGGAGCTGACGATGGTGATCAGTGTCCTGCGCAGGGTGGGGGATTTCCTCGTGCAGAACGTGTTCCCCGTCCTGGTGCAGTTCTGGTCGATTTACCTGCAGGGCGTGGTCCGGGTGCTCGGGTTCATCATCACCGGCCTGATCGATGTGATCGCGAAGTTCATCCAGTTCGTCGCCCAGCTGATCGCGACAGGTGTCGCCATCGCCGCGTGGGTGACGACGACGGTGGAACAGCTGACCGGGTTCTTCACCGCGGTGCGCACCGCCCTCGAGGAAGCCTTCGGGGCGGTGGGGGAGTTCATCCAGGGCGTGTTCCTGGGCATCGTGGAAGGCGTGCGGGACGCGGTCCGCCGGGTTATCCTGCTCCTGTTCAAGGCGATCAACGAGATCATCACCCTGTACAACCGGCTCCAGTTCCAAGTCCCGAAGATCGACCTCGGGGTGCTCGGCTCGATCGGCCCGTTCAGCGTTGACTTCCCCGACATTCCCTTGCTCCCGGTGCCCAACCTTGGCGACATCAACGCCCTCGCCGACGGTGGCCTCGTCCTGGGTCCCACGTTGGCGCTGATCGGTGAGGCCGGCCCTGAGATGGTGGTCCCCCTCGACCGGGCCGGCGGGATGGGTGGGAACACGTTCCACATCACGGTGAACGCGGGGATGGGCACGGACGGGGCGGACGTGGGCCGCAGAATCGTGGACGCGATCCGGAAGTATGAGCGGTTCAGCGGCCCGGTGTTCCAGGCGGCGTGACCGGTGGCCCTGAACGTTGAGATCGCCCTCCTCACCGGGCTGGGCGGTGGGCAGGACCAGTACTTCACTCTCGACGACCCCACCCGTGGGCTGCTCGACAGCAGCGCTTACCTGCTCGCCTACTTCGACGTGTTCGCCACTGTGACGAGTGACGTGCGCCGTGTGACGATCAGCAGGGGCCGGTCGAACGAGTTGGACCGTGTCCGCGCCGGGCAGTGCACGATCGAGCTGAACAACCACGACAGGCTGTACGACCCGGTCGCCGGCACGGCGGTCACCCCGTACGGGGGGAACATGGTTCCCCGTAAAGCGGTGCGGGTGACGGTGGACGGGTTGCGGGTGTTCACCGGGCAGGTGGAGGACTGGTCGTTCACTTACCAGGTCGGTGGGGATTCGGTGGCGGGGGTGAACGCGGTTGACGGGTTCAGCCTCCTCGCGCAGGCGAACCTGGCGGGGACGAGTTTCCCCGCCGAGCTGACCGGGTCGAGGATCACCGCGGTCGCGGCCCTGACGAGCGTGGGGTGGCCCACGGCGAACCTCGACGTCGACACCGGGTTGGCGACGGTGGCAGCGGGGAGCGTGTCTGCAACGGATAACGCCCTCGGGTACTTGCAGCAGGTGGAGGCGTCCGAGCCGGGTGTGCTGTTCATCAACCGTGGTGGGACGTTGGAGTTCCGCGACCGGAGCACCACGCAAACCACCCCGAGCATCCTGTTCTCCAGCACCGCTGGCACGCAGATCCCGTACACCGCGATCGAGGTGGAGTACGGCACGGAGCAGCTCCACAACCGGGTCGTCGTCACCACCCCCACCGGGACCGCGACCACCGGTGACAGCACCAGTCAGGCGAACTACGGGTTGCTGTCCCGGGATTTTCCCACACTCCTGTCGACGGACGCGCAGGCCACCGAGCTCGCGGACTTCCTGCTGGGCCGGTACAAGGACCCCACGTTTCGCATCCGGAAACTGGGGGTGATGGTGAACGACTTGACCACCGCGCAGCAGGCCGAGGTGGTTGGCCTTGACCTGGGGGACCGGGTGCGTGTCACGTTCACCCCGAACAACATCGGCACGGCGATCGTGAAAGACTTGACGGTGGAGCAGATCGACCACGACCTGGAACCGTTGGGGGTGACCACGCAGGTGCACCGCATGACGTTGGGCCTGTCGGAGGCGGTGTCCGCGTTCACCCTCGATGTTGACACCTTGGACAGTTCAAGCCCGTATGGTTTCTGACAGGAGGCCACATGCCAGCGTTGACGTCGGTGAAGGATTTCGTCGCCGGTGGGCAGGTCCTCGCCGCGGACTTGGACAACGTGAACTGTGGTGTGAAAGTGTTCGCGGGCACCACCGAGCGTGACGCCGCATACGGTGGGAGCGGGGAGCGCACGTTGGAGGAGGGGGAGGTGTGCTACCTCCAGTCAACGAACGCCGTGCTCGTGTACAACGGGACTGCCTGGGTGACATGGTGAAAGGGGAATCATGCCAGCGCTGACAAGTGTCAAGGATTTCACCGCGAACACGGTGCTCACCGCCGCGGACATGGACAACGTGAACTGCGGGGTGAAGGTGTTCGCTAGCGCCGCCACGCGGGACGCGGCGTACGGTGGCAGCGGGGAGCGCACCCTTGAAGAAGGGGAGATGTGCTACCTGAACGACCTGAACCAGGTGCAGTACTACGACGGGTCCGCGTGGCAGCGTGTCGGCGAAGTTGGTAACGCGGCCGCGTCCACGGCGTCCGGGTCGTACACGGGCACCGTGCACGAGGGTGGCACCATCTTCGACTTGTGGACGTTCAACGCTTCCGGTACCTTGGTGGTGACGACCGCCGGGTTGGCTGACATCCTCCTCGTCGGCGGGGGTGGTGGCAGTCATTGCGGGGCGAACACCCGCCCTAGTGGTGGTGGCGGTGGTGGTGGGCATCTGCGGGTGACCAACGCGTACCTCCCGGCTGGCACATTGACGGTCACGATTGGGGCTGGAGGTGCCGCTGGTGACAACACACCGGGTGCGGTCGATATTGGGACGAACGGGCGAGCAAGCCGTTTGGCCTCATATTACAGCGTGGGTGGCGGGACCTCTGGTGGCCTTGCTCAGGGTTCCCTGAGGGGTAATAATGGGGGCTCCGGTGGTGGTGGATGCGGTGCCAGTGGTGGTGCGGGAGAAAGTGGAATAGGCAACAGTGGTGGCAGTGGAAGTTCAAGTGCTTCAAACTATGGCTCCGGCGGTGGCGGCGGCGCTGGCGGTGTCGGATCTAATGGCACGAGCTCAGCCGGTGGCAATGGTGGGGCGGGCACTGCGACCACGATCACCGGTAGCAGTGTCACTCGCGCCGGCGGCGGTGGGGGAGGTTCCCAAGGTGGAACAGCCGGAACTGGTGGTGCTGGTGGCGGAGGTAACGGAACCAACACTTCAACGCCCGGCGCCGCGGGCAGCATCAACACTGGCGGTGGCGCTGGTGGCACGGGTTACAGCGCAAGCCAGACCGGAGGCGCAGCCGGCGGCTCCGGTGTCGTGATCATCCGCGCTGCGAGATAGGAGCAGATGATGCCGTACGAGCACGCCTACGCTGCCCTGGTCGACGCTGAGAACATTGTGCGTGACGTGATCGTCATCCCGTACATGGGCGACGACGATGACCGGGTCACCGGGTACTGCAACGGGATCGGCCTGCCGGGCCGGTGGTTGGACACGTCGTACACCGGTTCCAGGCGGGGCAAGTACGCGGGCGTCGGTGACCGGTACGACCCGGACCTTGACCAGTTCATCGGCCCGCCAGCGGACGCGGGTGACCCGTGACCGAGCCTGATGTGACCGCGGTCCGGATCACCATCCGGGAGGTGTACGACCTTGTCATCCGCATCGACCAGAAACTGTCCGCCCTCGACCAGGCCCGCCACTTCGAAACGGAGCAGCGGAACATGCTCATCCAACGCATCGAGGAAGTGGAGGCCACACTGCGGCAGGTGCAGCTCCGCATGGCCGCATGGCCGGCGGTGGCCACCGTCGCCGCCCTACTCGCGATCGTGATCGGTGTCAACAACCTCCTGAAAGGATGACAATGAGAGTCCCCCACGTTCCCGCGGAGGCCCGCAAGTGGGTGTACCGTGTCGCGCTCGCCCTGATCCCGATCGCCGTCGCGTACGGCTGGCTGCAGGACGAGATGGCCCCCTTGTGGGTCGCCCTCCTCGCCGCCATCTTGGCCCCCGGGTTGGCGTTGGCGAACATCACCCCCGACCCCACGGCGGAGCAGTACTGGGCCGGCCTGGACACCGAGGACACCCCGCAGGCATGACCCTCCGCTTGCGGCCCCCGTCGAACCGGTGGACCGCCCCAACCGACTACTCGAGCATGACCAGGGCCACCGTGCCCGACGTCGACCCGACGGTGACGATCACCTGCCACCCGAAGGCGGCGCCCCTGCTCACCTGGATTATCTGGCAGGTCGACAAGCGCGTGGCACCCGTGAACCCGCGGACGACCGCCGCGTGGAACAACCGTCCCATCGCCGGATCCGACCGGTGGAGCACGCACGCCACCGGGGCGGCGGTGGACATCAACTGGGACCTGTGGCCCATGTTCCGCTCCCGGATGACCCGGGCGCAGCGGCGCACCTGCACGGACATCGAGCGCCGCTGCAAGGGTGCGGTGGTGTGGGGTGGGCGCACCAGCTGGGTCGCCTCCGGGCGGGTTGACGAGATGCACTGGGAGATCGTGGCGACACCGGAGGAGGCGTACGCCACGGGCCGGCGTTTGTGGGCGCGTGCGCTGCACCCCACCCGGGGTGGGTTACCATCCTGACACTGTTCCACCAGTAACCCAAGCGTGAGGTCGCGGCTCAGCGGCCCACCGGCTCGCCACCGGTGTCACCCGTCAGAGGGGTGATGTTCAAGCGCGGGTGGCGTCCGGTGACGATCCCCGGGGACGGGGAGAGCTTGACCGGTGCGCGGTCCTCCGGGCAGCCGGCCGCGTGCGAAGAACACCAGCCCGGTCAAGCGTATGGCGCTGCTGGGCTTAGGCCCCCACCGAACGTCACACCCCGACCGGCGTACCGGACGGCAGGCGCAGGGTGGTCCCCACTGGGGCCACCCCCGTCTCCCCCTCCCAGCACCCGGATAGCAGGCAAGGATGGGTGCTTGGGACGTGTCCCCAGGCGGATCCGGTGCCCAGCGGATCGTTACCAAACTGTGACCTGGATGGTGCGGGTTCGACTTGACAGGGTGCCGGGCACCCGTGCTAGGTTATAACCACTGAGCCGGAGAGCCCGGCACACAAGTCCTGGAGGAGGACACCATGAGCACCTACTACGTGTGCAAGGGCAGCACCAGCGACGTGACCAGCTGCGACATCTGCGGCCGGGAGGACCTGCGGAAGACCGTCATCCTGCACCAGATCGACAAGCACGACAACAACTTCGTGCAGGTCACCTACGCCGGCGTTGACTGCGCCGCACGGGTCACGGACCGCCGGCAGCACGAGATGACCCAGATCGTGCGCAACATGGACCGCCAGAACCGCAACCGGCAGCTCAACCCGTACCGCTACTAGAGCCGAAACCGGGCCCCTTCGGGGGCCCGGTCCACCGGGCGCCATCCC